TCTAGCTTACCTGGTTGGGTAGCAAGCCTAAACCAGGTAAAGTCTATCTATGAAGATACTCTATCTTCTCATGTGATTACTTCAAGGCGTAGCCTGGTTCCTCCACATGTAATTTAATAAATAAATCTCTCTAGGCTCTTCTTTCAAATTACCTGTTTAATTGCGCTACAATCGTCTCTGTGGCACTTTAGGATTACTAACCTTAAATCACACCAGTAAGAATAAAAAAAGTAATATTCCCTTCATTCAGAAATTATATTAAGTTGATAAAGTTTACATCTAAAGAACCACAGTATTATTAGGCTAGAAATAAAGGTAACAGTCTAGCATGGTCTCATAAGCCGATCCCACTGTTACCGAAGGATAAATTATGCTAACATTACAAACCATTATTCGAATAGCTACACTTATTGGAATCAATAAAGCCATTATTCTTTACACTATACAGTCTTTGTCTGAGTCAAGTCGAAGATTGGGTACTAATTATAATGAAGGCTTCTATTGGGCTGTAGGCAGCTTTGAGACACTAAAAAATTCAGAATTACCTTACTTATCTTCTGGGTTTATCAAAGCTACGATTTACCAGCTAGAGAAGCAGGGCTATTTATTTATATCTAAAAGTCCAACTGAACCTTTTGATAGAACAAATTGGTATCGAGTTAATGAAGAAAAGCTTACGAAATTAATTAACCTTTAACAACAATAAAATTTAGGTTAGGTGAAGCAAACAAACTGTTGGCGCAATGCAAAAGGCCCCTAGGAGGATCCTAGGGGCCTTATTTGTTTATAGAGTTACTTAATTTTACTAAACTCTTTCCTTATTTCGTAGTTGAATTCCTTTTGGAACTTTTCAGTTACCAGGGGGTTTATTTTATCTTGGTATGTTCTCAAATACTTCCAATAATTTACCCCGATAATAAGTTTTACATTATAATTTAGTCTTTGGCGGGTGAGGCTATTGGCTAAGCCACCACTAACTCGTCTTATTGGCAAGCTAAAATTGCTTTTGGTACCTGCTGGTACAAAATTACCCCTAGTTAGCCTGCCTAACTCTTCATAAGACGAATTTATAGCTGTAAAATAAGAATTATTTACAGCTTTTTTGTATCCTTCTAGCCTTTTCTTAGTTTTTCTAATATCAAACATTACGAGTAAACCATAGACCGTACTTCAAATACCAATTCAATACTATTAAATTTATCTGAATCATCTCTGTCAAGGCTTCTAATACTATTTACATAATTCATGTAACCAATACCAGCATAGTGAATCGGCTCTGGTAAATCATCAATATCTTGGCTATAAGGTGATAATTTCTGTACCAGTAAGTCAATTTTATCCATTAAATAGCCTTCAACTGAGCCAGAAGTAGTAAATGAACCACGAATTGTAAAAATATACAGTTCTTCTACTTGACGAACTCCATAACTTCTTTGAATCTCAGTAGAAACTACTGCATGCTCAACAGTTATTGGCTTAACAGGCTTACCAAAATACGTGTCAAATCCCCAAACTTCGTCAATATCTGCTATAATTTGTTCTTTAAAAGTGGTATAATTAGTCATTTATCTTCTCACAAAGTAAAGTAATATTCTCCAATCCAGTAATAGTAGAAAGGTAGGGTAAATTAATTCCTTTGATAGCATAAGGATCACCTTGCCAAACTACCCTACCGCCTACTTCAAATAAATCGTTTGGTAAAGCAGTTATGATAATAGGTTGTATAGAGTTAACCCCAAAAGAATCAAATGCCACAGACGCGCTTGTAGGCGAAACTAGGCACTTAACTGTACGAGACTCGATAGCTTCTGAATCAAGTATTTCATTATTCTCTTCTACCTCAGTTAAAGTATAAACTACAACAGAATGCCGACTCAATAATTTCATTAAATTGATACCCGCCTGTATGCTTTAACTGTGGCATTATATCCTTCTAAGTAACTTTTAGCTAAAGCAGAACCATCAAAGTATTCTACTTCTACAGTTCCAGCCCTTTCTCGTTTTACTTGACTCATTCCAGCCATGTAATAATTACTAGCAGCTTTCTGTAAAATAGCTAATTTTACATCAGAAGGATATTCTAAACAGTAACCAAAATTACCAGAAACTTCCATTACATAGTTGCCGTAAGTCCAATATGATGTATTCATCGTTAAATAACCGCCGTTAGCTTGTTTATTTAGTAATTCATACTCAGTTGGATCAAGAACTTGCCCACTACAGCCAAACTGGACAAAAGCAGTAACACTATAAATCTCATAAACAGGCACTGGCAAAGGTATTAAATAGCTTTTTACTACCAACTTTTGGTTAATATTTTGTGCTACAAAAGGACGCCAACCAGTATCTTTAGAGAATGAAGCCTCTGCTGATTCTAAAAATAGACTAGCTTGAAAGTCATTTAAATCATTACAGCCAAGGAAACTTACCAAGTCGCTATTGTTCATATTTGAGTAGAGGCGATTAAAGAACATCTTCTAGTAATTTAAATTTCAAGACTTTATCAAAAGGAATAATAGCAAAAGGATCAGCGTTACTTATACTTTTTCTAATTACACTATCCAGTTCTGGATAAGGGTTAGAAGATAAAATTTTACTCATCTTATCGTCAATAAATATTACTGCCACAGAATTCAATAATTCCATAGCAGTTATAATTCTAATACCCTCAACTACTCTTCTGTTCTTGCCTAAGTCTTGGTAAATATAGTAAGTAGTAGTATTAAAAAGCTTATCTTTCATTGCAGAGACTAGTAATGGCAATAATTCTATTGCCATGTTTTGATGGGGGCCTCGGTTAGTTTTTAAGTCTACATAAAACGCCTCAGTAGCATTGCAGCAAAACAAATCAGGTTGGGTTCGGTAAGCCAAGGCTGAAGGGCTATAATTTTTAGCGATATAGTTTGTATCAGTTTCTGTAAGATAATCATGGTAGGCTGTAGCATTTACTTTGTATCCCTTTGATTCCAGGAAATCACTAACATGTTTCTGCAGTTGTTCATGGTTTTGCATATCAATTTGATTTCCTTTCATGCTACAATAGAGGGCTAAATTGTAGCATAATATTACCATTTACGTAGAATAAAGTATTATCCCTCTATCCAGAAATATAGTAAAATATATACAAATTTACCCTAAGGAGAGATCCTTAGGGTAAATTTATGCTTATTTAGATAATTGCTATACTGTCTGCAGCTGGTGTGCCCTGTGTATTCTTCAGAGTAGTTATTTGGTTGGTGTAGTAAGACGAACCCAAGCAAACTGTATACCTTGTATCCATAGCGTTTGCACCAAGTCTATCCGTGAATCTATTGTCCAAGGCCCAGAAGATAGAAGCATCAGTAGTTGAAGAAGAAGTACCACTAAAGATACCAACTCTGCTTGTAGTTGAAGCAGCTATGCTATTATACATCCAGCTACCAGCAACAACTCTGTAACTATCTACGTTATACTCTCTAACGTCTTGAATCAATGGACCATAAGCACCATTGTATTCGCAACCAACAGATATAACTCTAGAGCCAGAGTGCCCAGTGCTATTCTGGTTAAGGTTAGATGAAGAGTTTTGTGCACCAGCACCTTTAAACCAGCAGTTATCTTCGATCGCATATCGTCTACAGCGGTAGTCAATTATATCAGTTGAAGAAGAAATAAGCGCACAACCCTTAAGCACTGTCAATCCGTGACCTTCAAACTGTGTAACGTTTGAAGTAGATGAGAATCCAAAACCAAAGATACAATCAAAGAAGCCATTAATTTGTGGCTTATTTGGCCTTACAGCAACTCCAGTGTTACTTGTAGAGTTATTTGTGTAAACTACAGGGACTGTAAACGTGGTAGTTGTTGGAACAGTAGCTATTGTGTGTGTACCATTTAATCCAGAAGCAGCTCCAGAGATAGAATCTAGTAATACTACATCACCTACTGAGAAATCATGTGCTGCAGAAGTGGTAATCAAGTAGTTACCGCTGCTATTTGTGGCTGAAGTAATCAGCTGGCCGCAGACAGAGGAGAAGGTTACAGAACCACCAAGGAAGGCTGTATCTCTACAAACTAGTCTTCTATCAGGGTTATTATGTCTATATCTTGTACTGTTTACTGAGACGAAAGTATTAGCTCCTGAAGGGGCTACTGTCGAAGCATAGTAAAGTACTGAGTTAACCAATGAAACCTGTGGTGCAACCAAGGCTGAAAGGTTTACTAATGTACCTGGTGTTGTTATTGAGGCACCAAACGATACAGCAATATCAAAAGTAGTAGAAGTAATAACTGTAACTGTCCACTCACCGTTGACGTAAGTAGCGCCACCAGTGTTGTAAATTACAACTTGGTTACCAGTGGATAAGCCATGTGCAGCAGTTGTAGTAATTCTAGAGCCACCAGCACCGTTAGAAGCAACTCCTGTAACTACATAAGTAGTACTCGTTACAGCTATAGCACGTACTGGCTGGTTAAATATATCCATTTGACCAAAGTCAAGTAACCCACCTGGAGTTGAAGTTACAGAAGTTGACTTATAGATCCCAGAAGAAACTGTACTCCACGTCATATCAGAAGTAGAATAGAAACCAGTTAGAAGTACTGTATTACCAATCTCCCAAGGAACAATTATCTTATTGGCTCCAATATCATTTCCACCAGCAGAAGCTGAGTTTAGCTGTGCAAATCCAGATTTAAGTCCAAGTCTTACTGTTTCCCAATCAGAATCTACGATAGCTTGTTTGATATCATAGCCACAATCTTTAACTACCAGAAGCCTGTTAGTAGCATCAGTCATCAAAGAACCAATGTTCTTCTTGGCTGTAGCAATAGTTAAGCCATCACCACCGTCACCAGTAGCAGTTGCGTTAACAAAAGTTACAGTGAAGCCAGAGTAATCACCAGCTAGTGAATTAAACGAAACATCACTTCTCCAGAAACCATTAGCATCTCGATAAAAACCTACAGCAGTAAAAGCAGTTGGCTGGTAAGTATAATAAGTACTGTATCCAGTTAAGTTATTAAAATTAATTAATGTTTCTGACTTGGTATTGGATAATCCACCATTTTCAAGAACATAAAGGTTCTCAGAAACTGTATTAATTTCTGCAGTAAGTTCTGCATCTAGCGCAGAAATATCAGCAGAAAGAGAAACGTCTAAAGCAGTAATATCTGCAGAAAGTGATGCATCGAGTGCATCTATTTCAGCTTGAAGCGCCACATCAAGAGCATCTATTTCAGCCTGCAGTAAATCAGCAGAGGCATCAATAAGGCTTTCAACTTCAGCCAACGTTGGTGAGTCAGAACCACCGATCCTAAAAATTGTATTTTGTAACATTATCTTCCTACCACCTTGATTTTACCTAGTGATACTTGTGAACCACCAATTACCGCATAAGGGTAAATTACATAATTGCCTGCAGGTAATTGTTCTATTGACATACCTAGTGTCTGCTGACCTGCTGCACCAGCATTAAGAATCACACCAGTGATCCAGGTAAATTCTACATTTGAAGAATTAGTGAAAATTACTGAACTATAGCCTTCAATATCATAAGAACCTATGTTTAGATTGAGTGCTGGTGTATCAAGGTAAGTATAATCAGCATTACGAACTAGTGAAATCTCAGCATCATAAGATTCACAACTATCATCACAACTATTTAAAGCTGAGATAGTATTTAAAATACCTCTTAATTCAGCAGAAGACTCTCTAACTGCACTTATTAAACCAGAAGCTACAGCAATAGATTCACCAATATAAGCGTATGGCTTGATATAGACTATACCAGTTCTGTTGGGGTAAGTCTTCTCCTCACCACCAAGTACTGGTTCGAAGATAGAATTAAGTTCTAAGGCTCCTGAAGAAGTATTAGAAACGTACATTAGCGTATTAGCTGTTAGGTTTCTGATAATTACAGCATCACGAACAGCTGTACCCAAGTCAACTGCAAGAACTTCTCCTGAGGAATTAAAACTATAAGTAGCACTAACAGCGGAATAATTTGTCGTCATACAAAAACTAGAGGACCTCAGCTCCTTTATTTTCCCTGATATAAAGAATAAGGGATGCTAAAGTATCTTCATTATCCCTAGCATTTCCTAGTGCTAAATTACAATTTCGGCATAGTATACCCCGAACTTGTTTAGTCTCATCATGCTTATGGTCTATACAGATATTCCTTTTATCAATAGTATCAAAATCTACCTTACAGCCAGCGCATTTATTATTCTGTTTAATCAGAAAATCATTAAAGTCTGAGTAAGTAAAAGGTTTCCCATCAAGCATATAACCAGAATTTCTGTAATGAGTATTCTGGAATTTATCTGGATTATTCTTTCTCCATTCTACTCTAGCTGCTTTATTCTTCTCTGGATTATTTTCTCTCCAGATTCTTTTAGCTTCTGCAAGTTTTTCTAGAGTATTAGTTTCCCTAATCTTTTTGTAAGTAATTTTAGGCCTACATTTTTTGGAACAGTAGGTCTGTCGATTAGAATAAGCTGTGAATGAGGTGTTACAGGTAAGACAACTCTTAGTGATTGTAGTCATGCCAAACTAGAGGAGTAAGAAGCAGATGGATCAGAGGTGACGAGATATAGAATGGTGCTAGAGATTTAGATTTCTTCTGAGTGTAGGAATATCCTAAATGGCACAAATTGAATCTGAAGACCACGTCATATTTGAAATTTAGCTTCAATTCCCTAGTGCAACAAGTTACTATTTCTCATTAGCTAAAGTTCTTAAATCCTGTAGAAGTTAGTGTTACCAGGCTCCCTGATTGGAATACTGACATGATAAGTCTAGAAGATGTACCAAAAGATTTCTCAACTACTGTCAGCTGTGCATCATCTGCAGATACATTAGTAGTAAATTCAGCAGATATCTGATTGTAATTAATATCAAACAGTTGGCCTTTAACTACTCCACCCTCAATGTAATATACACAAATTATGTTATTTCCTGATACACAGATATCACCAAATGAAGCAGTAGTTGAGATAGTTGTAGCCATGTTAATTGTTTTTCCTAGATTAGTACTGTAACCAAGATACATCGTGTCAGAAATTAGATAGAGTAATAATAAAATAGAGTTGCTAGTGAATTGAACCCTAGCTAAATCTACGTTAGTTGTATCACTTAGAAATTCATTAAAAGCTAGAGTATTATCTGAATAAGCTATCTTTAGATCGCCGTTGTCATCAGTGACTCTTACATGAATATTATTAGCAGAAATGGTGTAGTCCAGGAATCCAGAACCCAGAACTGTAACACCCTGAACCCAGAATTGGCCATGCCAAGGTCTCATTTTAGCCCATTCTGTACCACCTAGAATTAATTTATAATCATCAGATTCAGAATTAGTTAAAGCATGGGTATGAGAAGCTATACTCCAACCTGATGGTGAAGTAACAGGGCTCAACCAGTTACTATCTGGGTATCTTATTAACCTTTGTTCTTCAGGTGAATAAGGTGTTATATGATTTCTTTCATGTTGGGTAAAACTGTAGACTTTCTGATTCCAACCTGTAGCTTCAGTTAGTTCGGGATCTCTAGCTTTACCAGGAAACATAGCTAATGGTGGTGGGCAGTAAGTATTTACCATTATTCCCTGTAGTCCTGAACCAGACGCCATCAACCAGCTTACAGTTTCATAAGCTAAATGCTTACGTAAGGTATATTCTGTTCCAGAATCAAAGTAATCACTTATCAAACTATCAATATTTGTAGCTGGGTCATTACCTAAAAGTACTGATTCACGGAATGATAGCCAATCAATTACACTAGGTTTAGAAGTAGGTGATAATACAGTTGGTGGGTATTGTAAAATATCAAATACGTAGTTCCAATAATTTACATTACCATATCTAATTGCAGGGCCATTAGGATCCAAAGCAGCAGCAAATTGAGAACCTTCGTATTTAACTGTCCAATCAGGTTCAGGCATTATGAATACTGGTAAGTCTAAAATAACAGAACTAGCAGCATTAGCCACCGTAACTACAAGTTCTAAATATTTTGCACCTCTGGCTGATAAATATTGACTAGAAACAACCCTAGTATTATCAGAATTTGCAGCTATAGAATCACCATCAGGTGCTAAATCAGTACCTGTATCAGTAATTACAGTAGCACCAAAATCCTGAGCCCAGCTACCAGCATATTCCATATTTAACCCACTTGACGGCCAGGAATAAGTTCCAGGTGTGGTTGTTAAAGTATAGCTTGTATTATCAATTCCTATTAAATTAACATTTACTGAGTTGATATTTGTTATATTCCAACCTAAAGTAAATTCTTTGGCTAAAGTAGTTAACATTCTAGGCTCATAATTCCATTCAGCCAAATCATATTTTAATTTGAAAGTGGTAGAACCTGTAGATGTAGCAGTAACAGTAGTTGGTGAGAATGAAGCTGTACAACCATCCAGAATCCATCTATTAGGACCTAAAGCTACTACAGAACTAGGAACTATTGGCCTGTCAACTCTAAGATTAGTTCCTGGAGTTCCCCACCAAGAAGTTTTAGTACCAGCTACAAAAGTTTCTATAAATGATTGATTACCACCAAATCTCATTGGTGCTGAAACTAGTGAAGTTCTGGATTCTAAATTATCTTCTGGTGGTAATGCAGCATTATAAAGCTGCTGGTCGCATAGTAGGCCCCAATAATCATCATAAGAAGTAGGTGAGCCATCAACATCCCAATCCTGAACATGGTACCAATAACTCCAATGAGGGTGAACTACTGTCTGAATATAGGTAACTACGTTATTTATTTCAGTTGGTGAAGCCTCACCATCATCCCAATCTAAATAAGCAGGCATATCTGGATTAGGATTTGTGTATCTAGTTCTATTTTGTGTCTTAGAAGGGAAACTATACGTAACTGTCTCTACAAAAAATCCATCTAAAGGGTCAGGCCAGAGTGCAGGATTTATAGGTTCTCCAGAATTACCAATATCCACCCATTGTGTAGTTTCAGCATTATTACTAACGATCATAGGTACATATGAAATTTCAGCTAATGGGTCTTCAATTACATCAGAAGCAGAAAGAACTGTACTTAAAAATGCAGTATATTCTGGATGAACTTCACCACTTACTGTCTGAGTTTCTATATAAGGTGAAGGAACTGGTGGTCCAGGTGGTGGGGTTGCAGGGCCACAGGAGCGGGTACCTAGATATTCTGTAAAAGGTAGTCCATATCTTTGTATTAATGCAGCATATGAGTCACCTAATTTTACTACGTCTTTATCAAGATTAGGAACAATCCAGAAAGAACCTTCAGTAGAAGAAACATTACCCTGTGAAAAATACTTACCACCAGCTTCAATAGTTTCCAAACCAGTAGAACGGGCTAGATTTAGTTCAATACTTGAAGTATTCGTACCAGAAACAATACCATTAACTGAAGAACAAAGTAGACAAGCTGAGAAACAGCTCGGTGTTGTAGGAGTAATGAGTGAAATAGGCAGACTTTGCCAGGAATCTGATGAAGTAGGTTTGAATTGGTATGTTGCAGTAACTGTAGCTGTAGTTGAAGACTGCCAGAGAGTTTCAGTGGTTAATGGGTAACCTGTTGCACCTGGAGTCAGGGCAGAAGTTACTCTTGGTGGTATTCCTAATAATGGAACATAGCCTGGCCCTAATCCTGTACCATCTAAAGTACCACCACCGTAAGAGCCAACCAAAGAGCCATTAATATACCATTCAACATCACCTATAATTAATCTCCAAGGAGATGCAGCTTGTTCTAAAAGCTTTACATCCTTTAGAATAACAAAAGATTCTACAGATGTTTCATAAGATGATGCTGTAACACTATCAGAAATAGCTAATTCTGGTATTGCAAAGCTGTAAATATACAGTGGACCTGCGATATTTCCAGATTCTATTGACATTTGAATGCCGTCAGATAGGCTTACAGTGTTAAAAATACTGTAAGAAGCAAGCTGTGCATCCCATTGAAATGTACCTGTACCATCTCCTGTGTGGCTGTCTGTGCCATCATAGGCTAAGCCAATACGTATATCTGATGCTTTAAATGTTAAACCAGCTAGCATTATCTATTCACTACCGATACCACTGATAGGGAAGCCAAAGGATCCCTACTTCTATAAACATATTTCTCTTTACTTCGTCTTAAATTATTCCAATAAATTTCTGAATTGGATAAGCCACCAGCATTAGTTAAAACTCCTGCAGTGTAAGTAGCTCTTCTGTACTGTAGATTTTCATCTTCTAGAATAAAATCAACTGACATAGAACTTATTGTTAAACCTGAAACGAGTCCTGTCAAAGTGACAATATCACCTCTCCAAGCTGGTACATCGTCTTCTACTATCCATTCACTAGAGAATTCAGCTATTATGTTCAGCTGTGTAATGTAGCTAAAGACAAAATCAGTAGCAGAATTAACTGCAGCTTGTGTTGTGAGCATAGGGTCAGCATATCCAAAGACTCTAGGCTCACCTAACCAGTTAGTAGGTCTTAATGAAGGAATAAGTGTAGCGTCTTGTGAAGCTGTATCTTTCTTAAAAGCCTGTATTGTTCTTTTAAGTTTAGGATTAAAACCAGTGATACGAACTTCATTAGCTTCTACTTCAAGTGCTTTGAGTGAAGCTTCCCAGTAGCATGGAAATACTTCTCTGTCTAAGGTAAATGTTCTAGAGTCAGGCTCACCGTAATAAACTTTTACAGAGCCTGATGCTGGTTTTGAGCCATAATACAAACCAGGTGTAAAAGTGTCATGAAGTTTATCAAGTTCATCACCAATAGTAGCACCAATATCAATAATATAAGCCCATTGTGAGCCTTCTACTGGAATCTGAGGTAATGGAACTGCTAATGGCTGTACTTGATAGGTTAAACCTGTCTGTTCTAATAGAATATTTACTGCTCCAGAATAACCTATCCCTGATGAAGATACATTTAAACCATCAAAAGCTAGTCTTTCTCTAAACATCTGCTGTGTGACATTGTAAAATTCATCTCTAGCTTCAAATTCTACATAAGTAACACCATCATGAAGTCCATCAACGAAGGTTGGTCTTGATAATCTTCCGTTAAAGAATACTTTATCATTTAATGATACCTGGATAGGGATGGATGTAGAAGTATAACTTATCATTCCAGAAACAGTACTGTTTAATAAATCGTATCTACAGGTAAATATAAACTTAGTATCATAAGGATTATCTGGTACTTCAAGCCTAGCTTGTATAATTGTATTGGTAATATCAATAGGAGCATTAGCTGTATTGGCAAAAGTAGGCATATACCCAGCTTGTACACCATAAATAAACGGTGAATATTTACCAGATGAGGCAGAATTTAGGGTTAATTTACCTCTGACAGTGGAATCGATACCATTTGGAGTAAATGCACCATATCCTGAGGTAACAAATGAGAAAGCTGATACTTCACCACCAGAGGTGGCTATGCCACCATCACCTGAAATTAGTGCATTTGTGATAGGAGAAATAGGATCATTAGTCCATACTTCTGGAGTATCTAGGACATCTGGTGGTTCAGCAAAGACAAAAGATTCAGTATAGGCAAAACCTGAGGTTTTATATTTTATTGGTGCTAATTCTACGTCAACTGTGCCACCAGGAACTTCAAAGAAGAATGGTGCAACTGGTGTAATCTCAAAAGGTGGATAAGGCAGCTTTATTGAAACAGCTTGGCCTTGAGTAATATTGTAAATTAGTAATTCACTTTGTCTGTAAGGTATCAGTAAATATGACTGATATGTATTAGCTTGGTTTAGAGTCACTTCTGTGGACTCAAATAAATCACCATCAAGAAACACGTCTAGCTTACCAGAAGCCCAGAAACGCAATTGTACGCCTTCTGAGGGATCAGTAGCAACATCGCCCCAGCCACATTCAAAATATACAGCATCAGCATTATCAGCTACGTTGAAGCAGAAATACGAAATATAAACACCTTCATTAGCTGCTAAATCAAAGGTAGTTTGAACTGGTGCAGACATAGAAGTTTTAATTAGTCTAGTAGAGCCAGCAGCTTTATCTTGCTTGGTACTCCAGTTTCCATCTTCATAAGTTCCAGCTGTTAATGAGAAATTAGATAGATTCCATCGAGTATAAATACCAGTATTAGTGGTATCAAATTCAGGATAGAGTGCATTAGGGCGAAGCATTAAGGTATTATCTGGTGGGATAATTAATGTGTCTGTACTGATAATGAAATCAGAGTCATCTGCAGTGAAGCCTAATCTGTATCTACTTAATCTACTCTGAGAAGAGTTGATTTCTACTTTTATTGGATTCATTATTTTCTACCTCTGTATCCTGTATCGTAAGATGCCATTCCAGTGTAAATTACTCTGGTTATTTGGTCACCGACTGTTCTAGCTGAAGGATATCTAGAAGATAAGTTCATTGGTGAAACTGCTTGTTCAGCCAATTGTCCACCACCAAGAATCTGTCTATTTAAATCAATAGCTTTCTTCTGTAATTCAACCAGCTGGCTGGTGTTATTTGCTACTTTAGTGATTTCAGTAGGAATAATGTCAAGTTTACCTTTACCTAAATCTTCTAAAGGTGCAGCAGCTTTATTTAGTTGTTCTAGAATAGATTTTCTTCTTGATTCAAAATCGGGTCCAGTTTGGCCAGCTATACCTTCTAATACAGTTCTAACACCTTTCTTAGTTTCTGAGTAACCAGGAATCAGGCCACCCACTTTATCTGAAACAAAGTTGACAACTTTACCGATCGGTGAATTTTCAATAGCTAGAATAGTCTTAGCTATATCTTTGAAAATAGAAGAAATACCAGCTGCTATAGAACTAATTGTACTCATCACTGATGGAATCTGTTCTACTCCAGCTATAATAGTAGCAATAATACCATTAATCTCTGAGGGGGCAGGAATAAATGAGGTAATTGATAAAGCACCAAGTCTTTCAAAGAACCCAGAAGAAGAAAGTTTATCAACTGCAGTAGAAACATTATCTAGAATTGGAATAAGAACTCTACCTAAACCAATACCTATTTTTCCAGTAACCTGAGTAAATGAGTCATTTAGCTGTGATAGAATGTCACCTAATCCTTGGGGAATATTCTTAGCGTCTTTCTCTACGGCATCAATGATACCAGTAATGAAACCACCAACTCCTACTTTCTGGGTAATTTCTTCACCAGATGTAGTACCAAAGGTTTCAGAAAGGATTCTTCGTATGGACGGAAGTCTTTCAGCTATCTGATTGATTTCTTCAGCAGAAACTGTACCTTTACCTACGATCTGTGATAGTGCAGTTCCAATGCCATCAAGTTCTGAGGCACTTTTACCAGAACGCAGAAGAGCATTTGAGAAGCCTTTAATGGCTCTTTCTGCAAGGATAGCATCAAATCCTACAGCCTGTAGCTGAATAGAAGCAGAAGCTGCACCTTCAAAGTTGATACCTGGTAGTTTGGCAAGCTCTCTTAGTCTGCCTAAGTTTCTTTTACCATCAGGGCCTGCATTAGTTACACCTCTTTCTAGCCCTTCTAATCTAGCACCAGCCTGTAGCAGTGAAGGAATTACCTGTGTAACTACTGCACCAAGAGCCACAGCAAATAACGCTACAGCTTGAATAGCAGGGCCTAAAGCTGCACTAAAAGGTGCCATTAGTTTCCCTAACGAGTTAAGATATCTTTTGGCCATATCAGAGGCAAAGCCAGTAACTATTTTAGTACGTGGGATATTGGCGAAGGCATTACTAGCTGCCCTAATATTCATAATTCTTCGCTGGTTGTTTGTTATAGGTGCTTGCTGTGGCCCTATAAAATTCGGATTCGTTGCAGAAAAATATCTTTTAGCTTTATTACCAGCAGGAACGGTAAGCCTGTCAAATACTTTATCAAAGATAGAAACGGCCCTATCAATCTTCATTACTTTTCTAGCTGCTGCCGTTAGTTTTTCACCCTTTTTAACATCATCAACAGAAGATTCTTCGTCGTCAGTCAATAGCCTTCCTCGTAACATTAATGACCGTTGAATCTGTGATAGTTGACTACCGTCACCTCTTGTTAAATTTAGGGTATCCCCCGTTTCATCTAGTCCAAGAAGCTTCTTTAATATCTTTCCTTGCTCCCCTTGAAAAATAACCGAATTCTTTCCATTCCCCGCAATACCACCATTCCGAGTAGTTCTTAAAGGAACACCGGCAAGCTTAGGGCCACTAGAGCCCCCTCTAGAAACACTTCTAGAACTTTTAGCTAAATTATCAAGGGCTTTAGATGCTTTCTTAGTGCTACTAGATAGGCCAAATATAGAAGCAGTTAGTAAACCTAAAACACCTTCTACAGCACCATTATTCTCCTTACCAGCATTTCCTGACAAAGTAGACTTATTTAATCTTTGTTGGGCATTCAATATTTTAGCTGCAGGTCCAGTAAATTTATCATTAAGCTGGTAATTTACTATAACATTCTCAGTCGTGGTGGCCATATTTCAATAGAGGCTGGATCAGAGGTGACGAGATATAGAATGGTTCTATAGATTTAGGATTTAGTTCTGAGTGTAGGAATATCCTAAATGGCACAAATTGAATCTAAATCATACGTCATATTTGAAATTTAGGTTCAATTCACTAGTGCAACAAGTTACTATTTCTAAGGCTAAATTATCTCTAAATTACCATTCCTAGCTTCCTCTAAATATTTATGGATTGGTTAAGCTGGTTGAGTAGTAATATAATGGGGATTATTATGTATTTCTTCATTTTAGTTGGTTGGGGTTGGAGAATAGAAGCTAAACTAAATAGCGTTGAGAAAGATGCTAGTTCTGGCTCTGCTAATGATACGAAAGTTAAGGAAGATATAGTAGAAATGAAGACTAAACTATCAGCTATTGACGCTAAGGTGGAAATATTACTGAAAAATAAGGAATTAAAATAATGGATTTACTAGAAACAATTAAAATTAAAGCAGGTTTGACAGTTATGATAGGTGCCATTATGGTAGATTTACATTCATTTTCTAAGGCTAAAAGCATTAGTAAACTAGCTAAATTCGATTGGAAACTAGCATTATCAAGATATGGCAGTGCATTTATGATTGGGTATCTAAGTACCTGGAGTTAATAATACATGGAATTAAGTAAAAGTAAGAATTATAGCATGAAAGAAATTTCAGAAGTATTACATGATATATACTTTGAGAATTTAACTAATCAAGAAGCTGCTGAGAAGTATAATATTAATTATAATACAGTTTGTAGCTGGGTAAAGAAATATCCTGTTAATTGTATTGACATTATGGTACCTGAAAAGAAAGCTGAATTAATTAGAATGCAGATTGATAGAATTCTTCTAAATACCTTAGATACAACTGAGAAGCTATCTGAGAAAGCTAAAGAATTAGTAGAAACAGAACCACTAAAAGCGTTACAAATCACTGAGTATTTATATAACGTATTAGAAAGGCTATCCAGAAAAGAATAATATGATAAGTAATTTATGGGCTGTAGAACAACCTAAAGAGCCAGCTAATGGCTCTTTAGGTATTTTTGATTTCTTAGAAGAGAACTTTAAGTATGTCTTTACGTCACCTTTAGGTGAAAGACATAAAAGGCTATATAATTGGTTTATGAAGCCTGAACAGATCGCAGTAGAAATATGGCCTAGAGGTTCTGCTAAATCCACTAGCGCACAGCTGGGTGTCTGCTGGTTAGCTAAAGAAAACAAGAAGAAATTTGTACTTTATGTATCAAATACACAATCTCAGGCTAATGCACATTTAGCTTCTATCGGATCATTGCTAGAAACGTTAGAAATGGAACCATTAAAAGGTGAATTTGGTAATCAAAAGGGATGGAATAAGAGTACTTTAAGAACCAATACTGGTTTTACTATCATGGCAATTGGGCTTGATAAAGAATTTCGAGGTGTAAAAATAGACACAACTCGTCCTGATTTAATAATATTTGACGATATTGACGCACATGAGGATACAGAATATACAGTTGAGAAGAAAAGAGACAATATAGTTAAGAAAATTCTACCTATGGGTGGAAATGAGACTTCTATTCTCTTTATTCAGAACCTAATTAACCCCAATGGCATAGCCAGTGAGCTAATTGGTAACGCAGATTACATGTTTAATCGTAATGTTAACGTAGAAAAAGCTATTGAGAATTTAGAATATAACAAAGAAGATAAAAGTATACGTGGCATAGCCACTTGGGAAGGCCAACCTTTAGATATTTGCCAAAGATTTGTCTATGAGCGGGGAATTAATAGTTTTCTAGAAGAATGTCAACATGAATTTCCTTTATCTACTGGTTCATTCTTCACTAGTGATAATTTAACTATTATTAATACTTTACCTGAAATGGTTAGGACAGTTCGTGGCTGGGATTTTGCAGCTACTCAAGGTGCTGGTGATTATACTGCTGGTGTATTACTAGGAATGTGTAAGCAAGGAAATATTTATGTTATTGACTGCATTCGAGGTCAATGGGGTCCTGATAAAGTAACAGAAATGGTTGACTCTGTATTCAGAAATGATAAATTGATTTATAAAAATTATTCTATAGTAGTACCACAAGATCCGGGTGCTGCTGGTATTCAGGTAGCTAATAGTTATGTAAATAAATACAAAGCAAAAGCTGTTGGACAATCAGGCTCTAAAGCTAATAAAGCCTTGGCTTATGCTGAAAGATTTAATACTTCTCTATACATACTTGATTCTGAATGGAAGGGAGAATTTATCAGGGAACATAATAATTTCACTACTAATAATAGACACCGATTTGATGACCAAATTGATGCCGCAGCTATCGCTTTTAATGAATTAGCAGTAAGAAGGCCAGTAATGTTCGCCAGTAGTAGACAGCTCCAATAATTAGTTAGTCTAAAATAAAATAACCCTTCGGATCGATCCGAAGGGTTATTTTTGTGCCTCACATTCCAAGGCTTTTAGCTTTATCTTCTAGTTCTAGAATATAATTGGCTACAAATGGGGCTAGCCTTCTTTCTTCTTCTTCGTTGAGTTCGTCAGGTAGTTTTTGGAAATGATTCCTACAAACAGTTAGTTTGTATCTGTAGTAGGCGTCTGATTGCTGTCTTTTTTTTCTTCAATTACCTCTTCTACTTCTGCTTTTTCTCTTTCAACTCTACCAGATTCGATACCCTCAAAAATAGCTAGATATACATCAGGGTTCTGAGTAATTCTTAATGCATCTATTTCAGAAATCTTTGGTTCTACTGATAAGTAAGAAAGAATATATGCACCAATTGCATCCTGCTTGTAAGTGATTCCAAGGGCCTTAAATGGTCCTGAAGGTCGCTTTATAACCATTTCTGCAAATTCATTAGCTTTATTAGTTACTTCTTGTAGTTCACCATTAGATTTAAAGTAGCGGAAGATAAGTGTTTCATCTCCAATAACTACTTCAATTTTTTGTTTTATGGAATTTTGCTTTAGAATTTTATCAATTATGTTCATTTTGTGTCTGCCTCTGGTAACTTCTTATTCTTAGGTCGTAATGTCTTTTGTAGTCTAGGATGAATGCCTTGGAATCCGCCTTCTGGAACAAATCCACCAGCTGGAATAGACTCAGCACACTCTTTACAAGTGCAAGGAGTTTCTTTACAAGTGCAAGGAGTCTCCTTGCAAGTGCAAGGAGTTTCTTCTTCAACTACAATTTCTTCTTCTGCTTTATTTGTTTCTTTATTACTCATATTTCTGGATAAATGTTATTTATTAGTTGGCTGCAACTGTGATAGCACCAGTCGAGCTGAGGGTGTAATCTTCTGTAACCAATTCGTTATCAGCAACTCTGATAGAAGCAGATCCGAAGATAAAGTCACCGCTCAGTGAGAAGTTATCAGCCGAAGGTGTGAATACAACTGAGACTGGAGTAGTAAAGGCATTAAATGCTTTACCCAGAAGAGTTGTAGAAGTGGTAGGTGAAGTAATGTAAGTACCAGAATCTGGTGCCAATCCCTGGAGAGTAATTGTAATAGACTGAAGTGAAGCTTCTCCTACTGTGTAATCGACTCCTGTAATTCTACAAGGGAAAGTAATTGCTACTCCATTAACTGTCATTGAGAAAGTAACGTTTCTAGCAGCGTAAGTACCACTATGGAAATCAACCATCGCAGCCTGTGCAAAACCATCAGTAGCAGCATCAGCCTGAATAGAAACTTCTATACTTCGTTTAACTACTTGAGGTGCAACCCAAGAAGAACCAATACCAGCTGTAGGTTCAGAAGTATAATTCTGATTGATAGTAACTTCCCTAATCTGCCCAGGGAAGGAATCACCATCAAAAGTTAAACCAGTTAAATCAAGGTGTGAAACCCTAAGAGCATTAGAGATTGTAGACAAGTTAGAGAACTGAAGGCTGGCACTTCTCTTAACTTCTTGAGGTGACTCAGAAAGGTTAGTTAGACAACTGCCGTCCACTGTTTCCGACTCAGATGTGTAATTAACATTCCTAACTTCACAGAGGAATGAAGAACCACCAACTGAAAAAGTTGAAAGAGAACCATTGAAAAAAGTAGCCATGTTTAACTAGAGGGGGAAAAGACTAATTTTCTAAGTACTTAATTAAAGATAAGAGAGTTTGTACATTATCTCTTGTATAACCTAAAGCTAAATTACAATATCTACACAGGATCCCTCTGACTTCCTGGGATCGGTGGCAATGGTCAACACAGATACAGTTAGCATCTAACTTATTAAAATCTGTACTACAACCAGCGCAGCGGTTATTCTGTTTTAGTAATAAATCGTTGTAATCATTGACAGTAAAAGGTTTGCCATTAAGCATATATCCACAATTCTTGTAACGTTTATCCCTGTTCTCTTTGTAATAATT